TTATCTCCAGAAATAGTTTTCTGCGTACCATCTGCCAATGTAATAACACTTCCGTCTTTAATCGTTAGTGTTCCACTAGATAATTCTAGTTTAATATCCTGTGGAATCTCTGTAATACAGTTGGTAGCAAAGTCATTAACAGCGTATCCTTTATCTATCTTTTCTGATAATCCCTGTTGTAATGCTGTATTTGTTGCGTAATTATCCAATGTAGCTGGTTGAACTGCTGTAGCACCTGCAGCAGCACCAGAACGTATCGTTTCTAAATCAGATATAACGTCTTGCTTAGAGCTTTCTAATCCGTCCTTAATGTCATACACCGCTTTCGCTGTAGGATACTGAGTGTCTGTACTTGAAGAAGACACGGACGTCACCTTGTTTGAAACATTTTCAGGATTATATCCTAATGTATCTTTTATGTATTGACTTCCTAATACAGATACTGGAAGAATTTCAAACGTTGTCATTGACTGTGTGGAAAAATTCCATTCTGCTATAACAAATGGAATACCCTGTGTCAAAACTGGGGTATGATTTCTCGTTACATACGCATTGTTTTCATCTTCTACATAGTAACTTGCATTGTAATACATACTTCCTGTAGCTTTTGCACTCTTAATCCATTCCCACCGTTTTGTTGTAGATATAGCATAGTTTTCTAAATTGACATACGCTTTATTTACTTCGGTCCAGTTAATTAAAGCGATTGCGTTGGTTGTAAGTTCAATAGATTTCAAAGTTCCATCTTGATTCCTACCATTTGGCAACAAATATGTTATGTCTGGCAATGTAAATATCTTTGCAGGATCGCCCATATATCCAGCACCATTAAACACATATTTTATTACAATTCCATTTGATTTATAAACCAATCCCAACGGCATAGATGCAGCGATTTCTGTCCAGGTAGTACCACCATCTGTCGTTGAATATATTTTTTTATCATTCGTATTATAGTTAATATATCTAACGCCAGAAGTAAGACCTGTCCTGTTTGTTCCACATAGCCATTTATTGAATTCAATATAATCTGGATTACCAGCATTAACAAATGGGAACACTTCTTCTGTTGTTACACTAGATAAATCCCAAACAATATCAGAATCAACGCTAACAGACGTTCCGTTACTCAAGTAGTATTTACTTCCTGCTTTTAGCTTCAACTTAGAGCTTTCTTTTACCAAATTGATATTACAACCAATAGCTTTAATACCGTTAGTGGCAAAATAGTTTGTAATAGCCGTCCTATTAACTTTATCATTAACAGTAGAAGAAGCTTGTTCCGCATAGTGTTTAGCTGAATACTCGCTACCATCTACTGTTCCGTCTGTTTTGTTTGCCCAATCCTTTGCTTCTTGTGCATAATTTGGGGCATCTGTAATCGCTTGCATATTATCTGCACAATCATTTACGTCAGAGATGCTTGTTGCAACTGTTCCAACATCCGAGATATTTGTTGCAACTGTACTAATATCCGTAGCATTTGCAACTGCTGCGTTTATGTTTGTTTCGTTACTTACAACCGCATTTATGTTTGTTTCGTTTGAAGCAACGGCATTTACGTTGTTTATATTGTTTGCCACAGCGTTTATGTTTGATTGATTGGCAACGGCGGCATTGATATTTGCTTCATTAGCAACGGCAGCGTTAATGTTTTGCTCGTTTTCTGCACATTTGTTGATGTTTGGCACGCTTTCGGCAAGATATTCCAAATCCAACGTGGAATTTGCCAAACCGTCTTCTGTTTCGTTCCACACAATAGCTCTTCCTGCATCTGGAACGGGCAATAACATAGAGCCATTGCTTCCCTTTGGATACTTAATAGAACGATCTAACGCCTCAGAATCTTCCTGCACCATTGCCGTTAATTTATCTAACTTGCCCTCCATAGTCTTTGCAGGGAATCCACTAGACGTTGCAAACGGTGTTTCTTGTTCTTTTGGAGTTTCACGATAAACAATAATATACGAACCTGCCGCAGGGGCTGTTCCAAAGGTCACAGTTCCACCATTTTCGTCAAAACTTACTGTATAATCGCTAGGATCTACAACAGTTTGAACGTCATCGGTTTCTTTAACAACCTTAATATAATCAGCGTTTAACGCATAAAAACTAAAAGAAAATACAGTTGTACTGCCGTTTGTGGCTTGTTTAGTAAGAACATAGTTATTTGCAATCGTCATTCCAATTCTCCTATAAAAAAATTATCACACAGAAAACATTTGCTGACAACACCCCGTCAGGCATTTATTTTTTGACTTTTGATTCATTTATTTCCTTTTTATACTTTTGTTTTATTTGTTTTACCAAATCTCTGCGAATCTTATTCAATGCGTTTTTCTTTTCTTCGTCTGTCTTACGAGAATAATCGCTTGTTCTAATTAACTTTTCTGCTGCAGAAGAATACTCTCTAGCGAACCACTCTTTTACGGATTGCTTGTTCTTTTCATCAATAACCTTTAGGTCGCCAGACTTTGTAATGTCAGACAATGTGGCTTTTTCACCACCCTGATACAGCCGATACAATTCATCCGCAACAGCACTATCAACTTTCTTATGAGCCCTAGATCCAAAGAATAATTGCATAAATGCACTTGGTGTTTCTACTGGTTTTCCAGTAGCCACCGAAATCTTTGGTTCTAATGATTCTCTTAATACAGGGACACGAGCAATCAGCTTGTTTAATACTTTTCTATTCGTTTCACGTTCATAGCCATCACTCATTTTAGCAATCGTGTTCATGACGTTTGGTGTCAAACGGGAAATGAGCAAGTTTCCTGCTGTGTCGTAAATGTGTTCCCAAATGCTTAAACTATCAGAGCCGACATTTTCAGCCGCTTTGGCTTGATCCATTAAATCCTTAATCACAGGTGCATCAAGTCCTTTTCTTAAAACACTCCCAATATATGCAGAAGCAGAATCAGCAAAGCCCTGTTGCCGTCTTGCGTTTAACCAAGCCGTCAATGGAACTTCAAACGGTCCAAAGAAATCTGTGCTAATGTATGTATCACCGATTCTAATTGACCCAAACGATGCCCCACGTTCTTTCACAATTAAGCGTTCCGATGGGGATAATTGTGAGTAATCTGGGATATAATCGTCATCGTCAATAAATCCTAACGCAAATGCCGCAACAATAGCTTGCATGACAGCCATAGTTGTTGTTTGTTTTAGGGTCGCCATGACACGAGCAGACGTTAGATTTCCAGCCCGTACATCTTGAATTGCTCCAAATGTATTTACCAAGTGTCCAAATGGTCCGACAGTTGCATCATAACCCAAAGCCAACACGTTTGCAGGAGTCTTAACAAAAGCACTTAACAAATCACCAACGCCAACATCACCCGTTGCTTTATTAACTATATTACGTAAGTCAAGCAACGCCCGAGCCAGCTTTGTGTCTTGTTGGAACGTAATAACTAAAGCATCTGCCTGTGCCTTTGCCCGAATCTGTTTGCCGATTTCGGTTGTTGGTTCAATTTTAACAGCATCAGTAAATAATTCGTTTGCACGTGCTTTTGCCTTATCGCCAGTTAATCCCTCTTTGTATGCAATATCGGTGGCTTCGTTGCCTGCAAAATCAGTAAATGCAAGGTATGATTTGAACACCATATCAGGCGATGAAATTAACTCACCAAAGATATGCTTTTCAGCCCATTGCCCTGCTTGACGGATCACGCCCTCACCAGCCGAATTAACAGCACTTTCCCCACGATACAAACGAGTATCTGTAATGCTATTCATCATTGACAAGTCATAGCCAGTTGCCCAGAACGTATCCCACACACGCTTTCTGTATTGTTTCCTTAAGTTTGGATCTACCAAGTTGTCGTTGGTGTGTTTTGTAATTGTATTATTTAACCTGCGAATCAATGTTTGAGCCCCATAGTTCTGTACGTTAGATGCAACGTTTAACACAGATGTCGCTGGTGCTGTCAACATATTTGCACGTCCTAGCGTGGATAATAACACCTTTGTTTGTGAAGATGGCGTGTGTGAGTTAACAAGATATTCAAGCTCGGACTTTTTCGCAAAGAATTGTGCCGTAGGAATACCAAACGCATCAACCTTACGACTTAATGTATCCAAGTCACGACTTGCTTGAATGATGGCATTTGCCTTTTCATTGGTTAAGTTCAAACCAACGGCATCACGGGCTTTCTTTTCAACATAATCATAAGCCAATTCTTCGTTTGTCCAATCTGTTTGATATAATTCACCAAGTTCTTGCTGATTAAGTCCACGATAGGTCTTTTGCATTTCAGCCAAGCCGTCTTTCATAATCTTGCTCTTTTCTGCGTTTGTATTTGCAGAACGGACTTTTTCATATAATGCCTTAACATCGGCATCAAACTTGTTCGTAAAGTCTAACAATGGGGTGTTCCCCATAACTTTGTCAAAGTATGTTGCCATATTCTTTGCCAGTTGTTTTTGTGCTTCCCATTCAGCCATACGAATCCAATATGCAGGCATTGTTATATCATCTACAACACCACGTAAAGCGGCTAATTCCTGACCTGCACGTGTAGCTTCGGCAGATTGTTTCCGTAAAGATTTTAAGAATGTATCTCTGTCCCCGTTTTCTAGGGCAATTCGTTGTTGTTCTGTGTATAAGGCAGAACGCAAAACATCGTTTCCTATTGTAGCATTGTTTAACGTTTCTTGTGCCTTTTTCGGGTCATTCTTCCACATTTCAGCCGCTTTTGCACGTTCCTGTTCCATATTGGCACGTTCATAGGTTAGGTCGTTTTCAATGCCCATAGCTTCACTTGTTCGTTTCGCAAAAGAACTTTCTTTAACTTCCCCACTTGACCCAACGGGTAAGATTTCCTGAGTAGTTGGGGCAACAACCGTTTCAATCTCTGGTTGTTTAATTTCTTTTTTAACTTCTGCAACAATCTTGCTGTCGTATTGTTTTACTTGTTCTGTTTTGGCTTCATTAACCATATCAGAGGTTTCGGCAATGGCTGGCAATTCCCCAGACACCATACTGTCAAAGAACTGGATTATTTCTGGTGTCAAACGGACTTTTGACTTGCCTTGAGCCCGAATATCGTTAATGCTTTGATAAACGTCACGGATAAAGCGTTCATAGTTGGCAAATACCGTTCCCATTATTGGATTTGGGAATACACCACGATACAGGTATTTTTCGTATCCACTAGCAAACTTTTCGTGTTGAGCACGTGTTAAGTTTTCTTGGTTTGGCTTTACCCCCAAAAAGTTCCTAACAGCATTAAATTGTTGTTGATATTGTGCCGATGCGTTTCCACTATTAGCATAAGTCCACATATTGTCCAACCAGAAGTGAGCCAGTTCATGTGGTAAAGTAGAAGTATTGGCATCTTCAAATAGTTTAATGACCTTTGAGTTTGCATCAAAAGAGCCACGTTTAACGGGTGTATTTTTGCCAAGACCCTGCACCTGATAGAATTTTTGAATCACTTTTACATCATCAGGATTAAAGATCACAAAGCACCGACCGTCTTGTTGCCCAAAGTATGTAATACCTTTAATGCCATACTTTTCTAGTAACTTAGATGCAGCTTCATCTGCCTCTTTGTACATACCAATTCCAAACTCATCCATTGGTATATCACTTGTGCTTTGAGCAACAAACTCATATATATCTTTACCTGTCGGATTTTTTTTGTTCAAAAAATCTTGAACTTTTGTATTGCCATTTAACCCATCAAAATCGTTTGCAAGTTCTTTAAGCTTTGCTTGAACAAAAGGACTTTGTTCACTAAATGGTTTTTGTTCATCTAATAAGTAAGGGTTTTCAGGGATGTCAACCTCATACACCTGACCCTTTTTTATATCAAATACATCCTTAGATCTTTTACCTTGCAATTCTTGAAAGATTTTTTCAAGTGTACCAACTTGTTTTTTAAGATACTCTAAATCTTCCTCGTCAGCATAAACCTTTCGTTCTATCCTTGATTTTCCATAATCAATTTCTTTTTCTATTGCATTTCTTATTTCGTGTTCTTGCCCATAAAGTATAGTTTCAGAAAGAGAGTCACTACCAAGCAAAGATATCTCATATAGACCTTTTCCATTATAAAACACCTCTGGTTGAACGAGTCTTTCACGATATCTTTCATCTGCAATGTCATAACTTGCTGTGTAGTACAGCCCGTGTCCATGAACTTGTGCGCCTTCGCCAGTTCCCATTTTTTCAAGACTAAACTTTCCACCCTCAAGCTCTGAATGTGGTGTTCCGTGATATGCAGATTGATTGTATATGTTATTATCTGTCAGCGAGTATGTGCCTCTGTTAGAGGTGGATTTTTGTTGATTTTCTTCAAATGTAATTAACTCATATACTTTGCCATCTTCTTTTAAGATAACGCCATCATATCCTTTTTCTTGCAGCCATTCTCTAACCTTTACCCCACTATCTTCTTTTTCGCCAAGTTTAATTCCGTGTTTCTTATAGGCGGTTTCATAGTCGGCAGGATTTTCAATTCTCAAATATACTTCGTGTTCAAATGGTCCATATTCCCCGTATGGGTCGCTTTCTGGCGCAAAAAACACACCCTCAATCTCAATAGATTTTCTTGCATACTTTCTGCTTAAAACTTTTCTTGCTTTTCCGCTGTTATGATACACGACAAGCGGTCTGCCTTGTTCATCCACCACCTTGCTGTCGCCAAACCAGTTATAGAACGCACGCAACGCTTCTTCCGACTTCGCTATGCGGTCGCCGTTAGAGTTATACACCGTCTTTTCAACCCCGTTTATATTGATTGTTTCGCCCGTGTACGCATCATTGTTTGCATCTATGGCATCCATTTCCTCTGCCAAGTCCATTGACTCTTGGAACATTGTTTCTTCCCAAAGAGCATCCGCTTCGTCGTCCGTTAGTATTTTTTTGTTTTCTTGTTCATTTTCCATAGCATATAACTCTGAATATGCCTTTTTCTTTTCTTCTAACGTTAGATCATTATAATCAACATCGTGCTGAGCTAAAAACCGTTCATAAAAATTCTCTTCTTCCGACTCGTCATGTCTTACATCCATTTCACGTATTTTTGCTTGACCGTCTTCTGTATAAACCTTTTCCCCACGAAGCTCTTTGTCAATTAGTGTCAACAGGTCGTCTATGGTTGTATTTCCACCATTGTTCTTGTTTGCCATTCCAAAATATCCAGCTTCTTCTGCAATTTCTCTAGCATGATCCAAACTCAATCCATACTTATTATTGACAAGACCTGGTCTACCTTTTACTGCATCAAGTGCAGACAATTCGCCATGTTCATCTTTAATACCACCATTTTGAATAATAAACTGCAATAATGACGTAGGACGTCTTTTGCTTCGTCTTTGTGCCGCCTTTTTAATCCGTTCAGACAGTTTGCTCTCACCATCTGCCTTTTCTAAATGAAGTTCCCCATCCTTGTACACAATGTCCGTTGATTCAATAACCTCTTGAATTGGTACATTACGTTTAATGGACTCGGCAACAGCTTCTTGTGCAAATCTTTCTGATACTTCATTAACGTGCGACCATAACGATTCATCACTTAATCCTTTATATCCACCACTTTCTTTTGCCGCCTGAAATGCCGCACTTCTTAAAGCATCATAAATAGCACCCTTTTTGGCGTTTAATTGTGAGCTGATTTCCAAACCAACAGCAGCAACCTCCCTAGCTTCGCTTAATTCGTTTTCAAATACAACCGTTGCAACCTTGTCTAAATCTTCGGCAGGAACAACATTCTTTAACATTTCCCTCGTTGCCGCAATACCTTTAGCACGTGCATGAACGGCACTTGCCATTCCAAACGCACCACCAAACATACCAGCATATAGAGCTTCACCCATATTTTGTTTCCATGCCGTTACGGCTTCATCTACATCCTTGTACCTACCCAACATATAGTCAAATACGGTATCTGAAGTCCCCTGCAACGGTCCTTCTTCCGAAAATTCCATAGCAGCACCAATAGCGGCATTTTTCGCAACATACTTTAATGCCCCATATTTTGTCGGCTTAAATCCACGCTTTGCCAATTCAGCCATTTTTCCAGCTCTACGAACTTGTGCTGGTGCACCCAAAACATTCTCTAAAACACCATTGACATAAGTTTTTCCTGCGTTTAATATAAGTTCCTTTGTCGCAACATCACTAAAGCCCTTTAATTCTGTGTCTTCTGGATGTTCTTTTTTGTATTGTTGTAATCCCTCTTCTGCCGTTCCGCCTGCAACCATAGATTCCATAAATCCCAAAGAAAGAGCTGGATTTATTAACCCAAGAGTAATTGCTGCAGCATATTGAGATCCAACAGCAGATGCCTTGAACAAAAAGCTATCTTGTTCACTTTTTGAAAGTTTTACCCTACGCCTTTCTTGTTCCCTTGACAGTGTTTCAAGATTTCTATTGGCTGTTCTTACATTCATTTCCCCAACCTTGCCAAGATCCCCAACTTCTTTTTCCGTTAAGCCGAAAGCAGCAAAAGGAAGTGTTTTTAACAACCAAGATGGCGTTCTTGATTGCATAATTTGTGTTTCACCCCAAATTAACCTTACTTGTTCTGGGATTCTCTCTACCATTTGTCCAAAAGATTGAACGCCAGCCAACGCTTCTTTACTGGCAGAATCTTTATATAAAGCACTCTTAAAATCCGTCTTAAACTTTAGATTTCCCTCTTTGTACGTGTCATAAATAGACCTTGCATCCTCATAAGGCATTGTGGACAATGCTTGACCTAAAACTGGGTTTTCTTCGTTCAGAACGTGTATTACCATATTTTCTCCTATTTATACATAATAGTAACATTAGGGCTTCCATCTTTGTTAAAACCCTCAATTCTATAAACCTCGCCATCTCTTGAAAACGTGTCACCAACTCCTTTGCCACGCAATTCTGGATAAAGAATACATTGGATGTCTTTATTACCATCAAAAAACGCTTTTCTTGCCGTTTCAACATCTCCAGACTCTAGTGATTCCATAACCATTCTCATTGTTGCAGATACAGTACTGTTAATCATCAGCTTGTCATTTGACGATATTGTTTGCCTTTTATCCCCACCCGTCAACGTATTTGCAACCAATCCAGATGGCAAAACAGAATGTATATTGTCCAAGAATGTGACAAACTCGCCACGTGTGTTGTTAAAAGCATTTTTTAGATTTGAATCTTGCATGACCTTAGCAACGGTTTCCATGTACTTTGATCTATCTGAATCAGAAAGTTTTCCGTCCTTTGAGTTTTGGGACATTATAAACTTTGTTAGTGTTATGGCATCTTCAAACTGCTTTGCAACATTAACGCCACCCTTTTCTTTTCCATCTTTTATAGAATAATCATTGCCACTAAAGTCGGCAACCCGTTTCCCGACTTCCAACAAAGCTTCGGCTTCAGTTTCACAAACATAGTTCGGGGATTCTTTGTAGGTGCTTTCCAAATCCTCAATGGCTTTATCAGATATTTTTACAATATCTTGACTTTTTATCATGTCCAAAGTTTGTTTGTTTGGATTAGCATTAAATTCTGCTACCATCTTGCTAACATACTGTTTTTTGAAATGGTTTTGCTTGCTAACGGCATAATTCTTTAACTTTTCTGCGTTTTCAAGACCAACCTCTTTCATAAAATCGTTATCAGCCAAAAGACTTTCGCTTTTTTTAATTGCATCAAGGTTGCCACCATCGTATGCAGAATCAAGTTGACCTTTTGCAAAAGCCATCAAATACTGTGAGTTTAGATCCTTTAACCCCTGCTCTGTAGCTCTAGCACCAAGCGTTGCTGTGGATACATTCCTAATTGCATTTGCTTTTTCATTATAAACGGCTCTTGCCTGCTCTAAATTTCCACTTTGTCCAGACATATATGCGTTATTTATCAAGTCGGCAGATATGTTCTTTACGTCATTAGAAGCATTGGCTTTCCGTTGGCTTACTTGCCATTCTGAAAAGTTTATATCAAACCGTTGGTTGTTTTTACGGACGGCTTCGTCAAACTGCCCACGATAAAACGGATTTATATCTTCTCTTGCTTTATCGTACTGCTGTTTCCTATAATCATCCATATATGCCTTAAATTCTGGGTTGTCTGGATTGTTATCATATTGTGGGGAAACACGATTAAATTCATCGTTAATGTTGACATTGGCTTGACCCAACGAGCTTTCTATCTTTGCCCCTTGTTGGCTATCAAACAGCTTTCCCCATGCTTCAGCACCCTCACGAACAGCACCAGCATATTCTGCAACAGCACTTACCTTTTTTGTTGTATCATAAAATTGTCTTTTTGTTGTAGGAACAACCATATTAACCTCCGCCAGCCATAGACATCACGCCATTTCCAATTTGTGCCGAAGACGTTAATAGACCAGACAATAAATTGGCTCTTGCTTGTGTCTGTAAGTTTTTAATCTGTTTTTTATATGATGAAGTAATAGCATTTACATCGGCACGCCCAATTTGATATGTGTCTTCAATAATAGTTGCAGGAGTTCCCTCTAACTCTAGTCCAGAGTTCAAGAAAGACACACGTTGAAACGCTGCCAACTCAACAATCTCATCTGCTCTTTGTTGGGCTTTTACTGCCCCCTCATAAGCAAGCGTTCTTGCGTTACTTTTTGCTTGGTTAAACTGCCCAACCGATTGGACAATCCCAGCAGCACCAGCTAATATATCAAACGGTCCAGACATTATGGCATTCTCCTATAATCTATATCCATTTCCAAAGCAGTTAAGTTATATGGCAATGGATAGTTTTGTGATAAATAAACCCTTTTCTCTCTTTGTGTACTATCCTGTCCAACGATTTCTATGTCGCCGTTCATTAACAAAGGTGGCAAATCAAAGAATCCAGCAGGATTAAATTCTTGAATTTCTTGTAGATCAGCAACGTCCGTTCCAACTTCTGCACCAGCACTATCAACAAACCTTAAAATATACTTTGAAACGTTCTTTGCTATTGTTTGACCGTTCATTTCACCGCCAAAATGACCAATATTAAATGTATTGGCTAATACCCTGTATGGCAAACCAACACAAACACATTGGCATTCACGACCCAAATCTATTGTGCCATTTTCTACAACGAAGTCGTTTAGATACCCACCATCTGCAACAACACTAACCGTCTTGCCATTAAAGTTTGTGAACCCAGAAACTGAGCTAAACGATAAATACCACCCCGTATAAGTCGTTGAATAGTAAGAATCAGATTCCAACTCAACGTCAACAGATGTTGCACTATTATAAGCCGTAATCCTAAAATACCCATATTCTGCACCCGTTTTTGTCTTAAACACAATGTAATGTCCAACAGAAACAGAACTAAAGTCCGAATCCGTAGATGTCATTGTTCCCGTTAAAGACCCCAAAGAATCGGGGGTAAATGTTAATGTGCTTGATTTATATTGCTTGTAAATACTGGAATTATCAAGGTAGTTACACCCCTTTAATTGTTCAGCAATTAAACGATTGTACTTTTTTTGCTTTTCATCATTCAAAAAGTCCGTGTCTAAAAACCGAGTAAATTCAACCTCGTCTGTCATTCGTTCTAAATAGAACACGCTATCACGTTCTATTAGCAAGAACAAGTCGTCCTTACCGTCTGGTCGTGTAATCGTTTCTACATCATGGATTTTACCCTGTGTTTCAAACGGAAACCAACCGTTAATGTTTTCTGTTTCGTTATAAACAATAGCCGATAAATCACCATTTTCCATTAAACAATAAATTAAATCGTTGTTGTCATGCTTTAATAAAATACGTTTTATCTTACCGATTGTTGCATCCTTTGACACTAACGTTGTGTCTTCTGCCTTAAAGTTTTCCGTTAATAAGTCATATTGGAAACCATATAGCTTTCTTCCATCCAAAGAAGCATAGAACATACGATTCTCTTTAATAACTGGCAATGCAGAATTGGCTCGTTCAGTAGCACCCAAACTAGCATTGATTGAAGTCGGTGTAACAACAGAAGTTTGCCCACCGTTAATTAGTGAAACACCCTCTGCGTTTCCAACGTGTAGGTTATTCTTTCCCCCAATTAACCACACCATTGGATCTGTAATATCTGATAAAGTAATTTCAACTGGATCGCTTGCAACAATGCTCGTAGTTTTTAACTTAAAATTCGTATAGACACCAGATTCACTACCGCACAATGTTACTGGTTTTAATGTAAATCCACCCAACCACAATCTTTTTTGATAAAAGGCACAGCAACGTGGATTTCCATAGTTTGTATAGTTAATTCCAGTTGTAGTTGGTGTTCCCCACGTGAATGTAGTCGCACCCGTTCTTGTAATTGTTTTTGGCACAGAGTTTTCATGAGTAATATAAATAACGTCAGCGTTTTGTGCAAACTTGGCTTTCTTTGCATCTGCAAGACTCATTTCCGTTGCTAAATCGCAAACAAACCCAAAGTTACCACTCACATCATAAGTATAGAACTCAACCAAATTGTCTGTGAACAACATCAAATATGTTTGGTCTTTACTAAAACGAAACTCTTTTAATACACAATCAGACTTTGTTGCCACATATTCAAATCCAGGACGATTTTTCAAACAACCTTTATAATTAACATAGAAATTCCTAGAGTACTCAAACCCATTAAAAAATATAGGTAAGTCATACCGACCATTCATATCATGGTCTAGTTGCCCCCTAATAAAGTTATTCATAACCCTAGTTGTCTTTGTCATTTTTTACCAATATACTTTCCGACTCTGTTAAACCGACTTCTTGAAATACGAACTGGCTTGTTTTCTTGTGCAGACAAACCAGAGAACTCTAAACGCTTTGTTGGCAGTACTTGCTCAATGTATGACAACATTTGCGAACTTTCTGATATTTCTGGGCAAACATTCGCCGCCAACTCATAGGAAAGCAATTCAACAAAATCAGATGGGAATTTGGTTGTATCTGTAATATCCTTTAGAAAACGCACAGGCAATCCGTCTGGATAATCTTCATCACACAAAAGGTATTCCCCCTCTCTGGAATAGTTATTTTCTGTGTTGGCAATGTTTCCTATCCCCAACACCCGTAAGCAATCACTACGATACAAATATGCTTTATTATACCCAAACGCTGGTGTTACATTGGCTAAAGCCCATTTTTCCCTAGATATAGCAAAAGATGGCATACATCTCTTTATTGTGCTTTGACGTGTGATGTCATACCATTTCTTAAAAACAAGCTCTTCATTCTTCGTTCCGTTATCTATATCTTCAACCGTTCTTTTATCACCCAAACGACTCAACGCAAGATTACAAATATCAACCTTTGAGGTCATTTTCACTCCTATTCTTAAGAAATGGGGAGGCGGTTAAACCTCCCCTGACTATTAAGCCAATTCAACCACGATTTCGCAGTAGACGTTACCAGCCGCACCAGTATTGATTGTGGCACAGATGTCATATCCACCGATAGGTTGTTTATCTGGTTTTACACCCAAGATTTCAGCAATGCTCTTTTTGTAGTCAAAAGAGGCAATGCTTGCACCCAATAAGTCTTGGTAGCCAGATTTGGCAGAACCAAAGCTCACTCCGTCAGCTAAGGCATCTTTGTCAATGACAGCACCCTCATGTGCATAGATACCAAAGTCAACATCAGTACAACCAGAAATAGCACCACTTCCACGAGGGAGGCGAATAGCACGAATGATAGCAGTTGCTGGCAAACCTTGTGCCAACACAGCATAGTCATTGGCTGTCGCTGTAGTCGCAAATGGACATACGATAGTTTTCAAGACTTTTCCAGTAGAATATACTGGATTGCTTGGATCATCGGTAAAACCTGCATTGTATGCTTTTGTCATGTTAAATCCCTCCTAATTACATAGTTGTTTTGATTTTTTGAACACGAACACCCTCTGTCCGCATTGCACCAATCCACAAGTCAATCGTTAAGGAACGAGAATTGACATAATCGTCTGCTTCTTTAACAGCGAATTTTGCCAATTTCATCATAACAGCAACAGACTTAGGGGCTAATGCCAAGCAGTAGCGGTATGTTCCATCTTCTTCCAAAATTGGATTGGCTTTTGTGCCATTTCCAGAAGAAGAACCAGCAAACAACACAACGTTGAAAGCAGAAACTTTGTTCTGAACACCAGATTCAATAGGACGAGCAGAAATGTAATCATTGTTGATGAATTTCTCTTCGTTCATTAAAGCGGTGTTTTCTTTACCAGTTACTAACATTGTGGTGTTCATAATGTCAGCCATGTCAACGTCATTGTTGATGAAGTTTTCAATAACTTCTTCCACTTTAGCGGCTGTTAAACCACTAGAAGCATCAACCGTTTTCACACCATCTGCGGCAGCACTTACTGTTGATGGGGCACGATCTGGACGACCGACCAACACATCACCACCAGCTGCTTCACAAATCACACGGTCAGCAACACGACCTTTGGCTTTCAACAGTTCTTGCATAATGTCGGAAGTAGGATCTTTCAACAATTCGTTGATGTCATCCTTTTCGTCCAACAAAATAGAAGCTGTGAAACGTCTTTTTGTGAACATACGGTTATCTAAAGCGTAATCAACATATTGTTTATGTGGGTTACGTGCATTTACTTCTGTTAATTCCAAACCAGCCATACGAGCCAAGTTGTGTGTTTTTCCATCTGGATCAACATACTTCACGGCAGGAGATGCTTCCAATTTGGAACGTTCTTGTTGTGCCAAGTGCATAAATTCGTTTTCAAACGTAAGTTTTGCACCATTATCTATTGTAGGCATATTATTTTCCTTTCAATTAAAGTTAATGTTTAAGTTTATGTTTGTTTTCAGAAAGTTGTCCAAAAGGATTTTCCTATGCTTTTATAAAGTGCAATAACTTTTTTGTTTTAGGGGCAAAAGGTCGCTAAACCTATGTATTGCTTATCCTAATTGATATTGTCCCACAGAATTTTCTTGCTGACAACACCCCCAACATAAAAAAAGTGCCAGTATTTCTACCGACACTTTTCCGAAAGAGTATGCTTATTTCAAGGAGTATTATTCTGATTCTCTTTCTATTTCGTCAAGAATCTCTTTGTTTGATTTAGATTTCTTGACCTTTTTGGGCTTTACTTCAGAGCCAATTTCCAAAGGACTTGCTGCTGCATAGTCAAATCCCTCAGCCAACTCTTTGCCCAAAAACTCTTCGCTGTATATCTTGTATAAACGTTGCCGACATTCTCTTAAATCGGTTTGACGATATAATTGAACACCCAACAACTGTAATCCCATAGCGGCAAACTGGATTTCTTCGTGTGTCATTTCCTTAATATCTTTACCAACATAAGAATTGACCTCTTTAATCTTATCTGCTACTTCTTTTGGAGTATCCTTTTCTAATTCCACTTCTTCAACAGAATCAACATAACAAGAACGCAAATAGTCGCATGAATTACCCGTTCTGTATAATTCCATAGGAACAGCACGCCGCATGACGTTTAATTGCACCCAATTATCTGGGCACACAGGAATATACACAAACATATCATAGTCTTTGCTGTTTTTGTCTTTCAAATAAGAACCACTTACTTTTACTTTTAATGCTTTCATAGTTTATTCTCCATAGTATTGTTTCATTAACTGTTTCTTTGTTTCCATATCGCCACGACTATCTGCATCTTTCATTTTCTTATAGAACTCGCCATAATCTAACTTCGGTTTGACGTTTCTATCCTTAGCCGTTGACGCATCTGTTTCGTTAGCCCCATATTTAGCCATAATTTGCTTCGTCATGGCAAATAATGAACCAATGGCTTTGTTTGGCAATTCATTGATGGCTTGCAACTGTTCTTCTGTAAATACGGCTTTCATTGTGTCTTTTACAGGAACAATCTCTTTTTCCCATTCCTTGCCAAATCTTTGTTCAAACTCGGCTTTTAACCCAGTTTCCCCATAGTTTTCGGCAACGTCCTTATCAATGCCATCTTGAATCTTTGCCAATACATTCTTGGCTTGTGTTTTTGTTAAACCGTTATCATAAAACACACTTTGGAGTGCTTTTTTCTCTTCGTCAGAGAATTGTTCACCGATTTCATAGTCTGCCGAATCCTTTGGACGTGTGTGAGTATAATAATCAGCCAACTCTTCATCTTTGGCATTTTCAAAGTCGGGGATTCCAATCGTTTTCTTTCCGATTAACGATTGTGCGTTATCCATTCCTTTCCATAAATCTGCTTCCGATTTTATATTCTTTGCCCATCCTTTTTCTTGGTATTCAGCAGGAATAACAAATTCAGGTGCAGATTGTGTTGTAGTCGCTTCATTTCCCGTAGGTTCTGTTGCTTGACTTCCAACGTCAGCATTATCTGTTTCCATTATTTATCCTTTCTATAATCTAAAATATCCAGCAAAACATCCCTGTCCACCAGATTTACTAAAAAGCGATTAACAAAGTCTTGTTGAGCAACAACATACCGTAAGGCGTTGTCATCAAATCGTCCATTATCAATCGCACCATAATGACAAGCCACAAGCATTTGTCTTGCGTATTTCTTGCCATCTTCCGATGAAAATATACGGTTTGCAACCGATTTCATTTCATCAAGAAACTTCCTTGCGTTATCATATTCCGCTTTGTGTTTGTCCAAATTCACGAACTGCACCTGCATTGTTTTTGTTTGTTTGTGATTGTATCTGCTCTAACTGGGCTTGATTAACTTGTGCCATTTGTTCAGCACGCTGTTTAATCATTTCCCTAAAGTTACGTTCAGACACAATCAAGTCCTTGAAACCCATAGCATCAGAAGCATCCAACAACAATTTGTGCCAATTAACCGCTTCTGCAATATCTGGATATACAGACATTAACGCCGTAATAATGTTGATTTCTTTTGATAAATCCTCAAACACCTCAACACGTGTCAATTTTTCAATATCATTGTTGTAGCGAATCTTATACCAACGTTTGCCAGAATTAAACACATCAACAACGGCATCTGGGATAATCTGATCTTCACGTCCAATCTTCTTTGCTTTTTCAACACCAACTTTATCCGTTGCCTTTATGCCCAAAGCACCCAAATCGTATAATATAGAAATACAACGGTTAATCAAAGGGTCAATTACTTCCGTTTTATGTCTTACAATTAACCCAGACAATGACCGACCACGAATAGCATATCGTTGCATACTCTCTGTGGCTGTCATGTTCGCTTTAGCGGCAAAATCCAATAAAATGTCAATCTTAAATGCTGTGGCTACTTTCTCATTCAAATATGGCAACAAGAAGTTAATTATTCCACTTGGGTCGCCAATATCCTGCATTTTAACAATAGGGTCTGCCCCTTGTAATGCACTCGCATTAAATACCGTCAAAGCATTTGCAGAAGTATCTACTTTATTATCCCCAAACAGAGAATCAGCAAATATACCGATAGGTGGACGTTGCATCTTGTCCAACGTTTCCATAACGCCACCAACGGCTTCGTTAATACATTCAATGGTAGATAACAACATCGTTCCAGACGAACGACCGTACAATTCGCCCCTAACGTGTTCTTCACGCCCAACACATATTGGCTTTTCGTTAAAGTACTCTGTAAAGAAGATTGAATCTTCGTCAGTTGACTCTTCACTAAACCAATACCCAATATACTTGCTTTTTTTACGCCCAACACCAGTTGGATCATACATATCAGATGGCAACACACAATTAACGATTACGTGTGTATTGTTCAAGTTCCCGTTATTATAATCATCTCTAATTTTCTTTGGGAGTTTATCAAACTGGTTCATATCAAAGCCGTCTTTCTTTTCACAGAACTCTTGGACAATTCTATTTACTCTCCAGTTATAAGAGTTAAAGACGACTTCAACGAGTCCGTTTTTCCCCTCGTCAATACACATATTGTCAACGCCATAGGCACGGAATAGGAAAGCGTTTTCGGCAGTTCCTTTTTTATACTCGCTATTTTGGAAACACCCAACACCAGAAGTGCCGATACATTTTTGGTCGTAGAAGTATTGAGCCAACACCCCGTCTAATCCAGCATCAGGATGATTCATTTGATACAAGACACGATTTGTGGCATATTTATACCATTGTTTTACTTCGTCAATGTCGGCTTGCTCTAACACTTCATCAGACGGCTCAATGGCAAAAATGTTTTCACCATTACCCCACATAATGCCCTTTAGATAGTCAGCAGATTGTTGCACGGAAAGGGCGGCGGTAGGGTCGTATGTATAACGGTCAAGATTGTCTTGTTCTGTGTTTTCTTGTTCAATGGCAGAATTATTATTAACTGGGCTTTTAATACCAACATACTTTGATATTTTTTCCCAACGTGGTTTATACTTCTCACGTTCTGCTTTTAATTCTGTATAAAGTTTTTTAATGTGCTTAAAATCAGCCATTATCAGTTCCCAAATAAGTTTCTTTCAGATTTTTGAACACTATTTACGTCAGCTCCCAAAATTCCTCCCTCTGTATAAAGGAGTTTGGCACGTGCCTTTTTGGCGTTTTCTGCGGCTCTATCAATGGTTTGAATAGCACCAGAACCATTAACACCAGCAAACTTTTTGCTTACTTCACCGCCCAATAAATTACCAACGACAGCACCGCCGACACCACCGAACATATACCCAACACCAGTAATGATGTTTTTAGGTGTGAACACCTTTGTAACACTCTTAAATGTCTTGCTTGGTTTCCAGCTCATTTTGTATCCTTTCTTAGTGTTATATTTTAATTATTTCACAGATTTTTTTTGCTGACAACACCCTAAATTTGCCATCTGCTATTATTTACACGTTTTATTTTGAAATTTTCTGTGGAATCTATTGTTGGCTTATCGTTCAACCTTGTTTTTATGCAATAAACAGCCATCATCAAACTATCGGCTCTATCTGGCGAATGTATGCCACTTTTTCGCATTTTATCTTTGCTCTGGATTATTCTTTCCCCATTAGAACGATATTCAAACCGAATGTTCATCAAATCTTTTTCGGTTTCGGGGCTGTCCATGATAATCCAGCCGCTGTGGATGTAGTTGTATAGCGTGTAATACCCGAATGCTCTGGCGTTTGCATATTCGTTTGGAACACCCTGTGTTGATGCCCCATCAAACTTTTCTATTCTAACCCCCAATTCTCTTAACCGACTAAAAACAACATATCCCATTCCACCACAATCCAAAATGGAATAATCTGGTCTAAACTGACCGATTAAATCAACAATTTTCCCAATGCTTACCATAGGGTCTGTTTCATCCCATGCAACCTGACTTACACACTTCCAATGAACTGGGCTTTTTTTGTCCAATACAGTAGCCACACAAAAATCACCACCCTGTGCCGCAAAGTCAATTCCAATCACTCTTAACGGCTTATATCCATCCCCAAATGGCACAATGTTCTTCATGTTAGCTACATCTTTTGCCGAGAACAACAAATCACTTGATTGGTCTAATGGCTCACCCAACCAAATATGCCTATAATCTCTTTCGCTTGTTGCTTTGCACCGTTCTGCTTCGTCTATTAACTCTTGAGAACAATAAGGATTGTCGTAGTAGTCTATGTGGATATGCAAACACTTTTCGTTGCCGACACAAAAATCATAAACTGGGTCGTTTGGCAAATTCCTGTTCATAGAAAAGAAAATACGGCTGTTTGGCTTACGAATTGTTGGCACAACAATATCTAAAGTTTGTTTTGTAATGGCTTCTGCTTCATCAATCCACAAAATATCCACACCCTCTAAACCCTTTATGTTCACGCTTCCCTGTTCCCTAAAGCCCTTGAATACAATTTCAGATCCACTTGCGTTGTGTGTTATCTTGTTTTTCAAAACAGAATAATTAAGCTGATACTCGTTAATTAAATCAACCAAAACCTTATACACGGATTCTTCAATGGTTGCTTGGGTTTCACGACCACAAACAACCCGAACTTTCTTTTTTTCAGCTATTGTTAAAATTAACCTTGCGAATGATTGTGTTTTAGAACTGCCACGACCACCCTCAGCCAAGAAAAACCGATAATTGTTAAAATCGGTAATCAATGGCATCATTTTTGGCGGTAATGCTAACAAAGACGGCACACTTATTTCCATTTAGCCCCCAACATCAAACTCAACCTTTTTGCTATCACCTGTTTTTTCGTCCTTAATTTTAATTTCTGGTAAAACATTCAAAGACCCAGATACAATTTGCTCAACTCTATCGCCATATTTTTTGGGATTAAGTTTGCTTAATAGCCATTTTTTAGTATCAATAACAACCCGAGCAACATTGGCATCCATTTTCTTCGTTTTTGTTTCGTCCATGTCTTCATAGATACTTTCTGCCAAGTTCTGAGTTCTTTCATCACAAGCACGGGTATATCTTTCTAATAGTTCTTTGTCGTTGTTTATTCTATAATAAACAGTTCCAGGAACAATTCCCTGATTTTTGCTAGCAGTTCTTATTGAAGCACCATCTGCTATATCATTAAATAATTTGTCAAAATCAATTTCTTTGCTCATTTATTACCTCTATTGTTTTACTGTTGTTACACAAAGCACACACATAGTCAGAGCCGACAACGTAATATGCTCCACTTTCATAATGTACTACCCCCTTAAACTGAACACGCCCCTCGTCAAACTCAACATCTGCAAACACAAAATCTCCATCAAAGATAAGTTTCCCATTTTTGTCATACATTGCAGTTGATTGGCAAATCTCACATTCTTGTTTTTGCCATTTTTCATAATCTTTTTTTGTTATGTAGTTTGTTTTTTTGACCTTGCCGTCTTTATAGATAATTTTGAAGTTCAATAGTTCTTCTGTAATCATGTTTTCTCCTTTTGTGCTAATAACCTTGCCAACTTAATCTGACGTGATAGAGAGTTTTTTCTATCCTCACTACCATATAAATCTGGATTAGTTAGCCCTATTTTTTTTGACTTTTCCAACGCTTCAAACGCCACTTCCTTTACCTCGTCAACCTTATCAAAAACATCTTCAAACCTGTCTGCACAAATCACAACAATAGAACTCAAAGCATTAAACAAGACATTTTCACTATTGCGACAATTTTCATAAACCTTTTGTGCAGCATCACAACGTTGTTGATAAGTCATATCCGTTCTTTCTATAATGCTTTGAATTTTCATGTTACCTCCTCACATTATTTTCCCTACCTTGCTAAAGTAATGCTGTGCATCTTCGTTCAATCTGTCTGCGACATGACTTATACGAATTTTTGACATTCCCTTTTCACGTTTAATAACAATTATTCCTTTGTTGTTAAAAACCATTGTTCCACAACACAATTCCCCATTCTTAATAAAAAATACCGTCTGCCCTACTTGCATTTTTCCTCCTTTCTTGTTAAAATAATGTTCCCTGTCTTTGTTCATCCTCTAACCGCTTGCAACTGGCTTTCCAGTATTCATGGTCTTTTTCAATGCAGATAAACCTACGCTTTAACCTATGGCAAGCAATAGCTGTTGTGCCACTTCCTGAAAAGCAATCTAACACTAGGTCGTTTTCTTTGCTATAATCACGAAGTATCTGACCAAATAAATCTGCTGGCTTTTGTGTTGGATGGATTCTTTCTTCTTTGTTTTTCATATTTTGCTGAAGCATACCATTCCACAAAAACTCGTATTTTTTTACAACCTTATCAAAAGATGTCCAAGCCAACTCACAATCTGCCCAAGCATTTGTTCCGTTCATCTTATCCCACACAAGCCAACAACGACTATTTGGTAAAAAGTTTGCAATATAATTTCCACCAAATATAATCTGATTTTTTGATACACGCAGTATTTCATCAAACACCTCTTTGTCTGGTGTCTTGTTATCCCAATCTGTTTGTTTGTAATCTCCTCTACGAGCAACGCCATTGCCTTGAAAAGTCCCAGACATCTTTGAACAAAGTTTATCATAACCAATCCCATACGGTGGGTCAGTTAATACAAGGTCAATACACTTGTCTGGCAACTGCTTTAAGATGTCCATACAATCTGCGTTTATGATTTTGTTTTCAAGTGTATTTACGTCCAACATTAAATCCCCCTCATAATTTCCCGAAGTTTATCTCGGCAAAATGTTCCAATGCTTTTCTTTACTGGCTTTGTGTCTTGAACTCGGTTATAACCTCCAACCTCAACCTTGTAGATGTTCCATATTGCCCGTTGGATTGCCAAGTCAGGAAGATGTGGGGCAACCGTCAGGACGTAGTTATAACAACGTTTTGCTTCCAGTTCAACACTAGCCATTTGCTACCATCCTTTCATCGCCTGCTGAAAACTTTTTGATCATTTCAAGTATCCAGCCAAGTCTGACGGCTTTACCTCGCTTGTTTTCAAGAATCCACTTGTAGCAACGTTCAATGGTTTCCTGTGGCACTCCAACAAGAGCTTCCTTATACTCTGGCATTGTATCGTCCATGTAAAAACGTCCGTCTTCTATAAAAATCGGTCTGTCTTCTGGATGGCTTTCATAATGCTGTGATAATATCTGCTCGGCAGATAACCTCTCTGTAGGTTGGTTGTTTTCTTTTAGCTTTTCCCATACCCAACTGTTTTCTTTGAAGTAGGCATAGTGATTTTGTCCACTTGCTTCTTTTGCGGATTTACTATTCTTTCCAAGCCAAGTGTCCAATTCCTCAATAGCATCGTCAATGTTTGTGTGCTTTTCTTTTAGCTTGTTGTATTCATCTTCTGTCAAAATGACATTTTCCAAAGTTCCATATCTTTTTTCTTTTTCACCCTTACAACCCCCTTTATTATATTTATCTTTACCTTTATCTTTATCTTTATCTTTAAGGACTTTACCATTACTTATACTTATGTTATTCATATGTTTATCATATGGTAAAGATATCTTATCCATATCTTTATCTTTGTTTTCCCAATATGTTCTTGCACCACACCCCTTTGCTTCGCAAGATTTGACAAACTTTGTGTATTGTGCATCCAAGTCTGGTTTTATGGTATCTTCCCAAAACCTACTTTGTATCCCTGTATCTTCTGGAAAGCGTAGTATTGCTTCCAGTATCTGTGCCTTTTCATTGTCTGTAATATAGGACATCACACCTAGCCAAGATGGCCTTACAGTTGCTTGAAAAATGGCTGGTATGTATTTACTCATTTTTCTTCCTCCGAGTTGGTGGGGACGGTCAACTCGGGAGAAACAAACCCGTCCCCATAATTATTGCTACTCTCTCCCGAATGGCTTTCCAAGTATGCAGATAGGGTTGTGACTATGTTTTCCATTTCCCCTATTCCACGCTTGTGAATCTCGTTCTTGTTGGCTGTGATTTCGTTAATATCTTCTTTGGTGGCGATTCCACGAGCCAAACATACATCTTTTAACCTGTCCAACAGATAAACGGACGGATTACTATGGACACCGTGAATATGACACCCATAGCATAAAGTGACCCCATTCCGTAAATCATACTTGTATTTGTTTGATTGATTCCTAGTGACGATCCAATGATGTGCCTGTAATGAAGTTTTATTGTGGCAAAGAACACACTCGCCATCCCTAGCCCGAACACATTGCGACCAAAGGGCATCTGCCTTTTTGATTAGTCTTTTCATGTTGCTCGGCTTTTTATTCATCATTCCCCCTTAAAATCTTCTGGTTTAACATTTATCCCGTTCTTATTGCAATAGTCCCAAAGTTTCAAAACAACATCTGAAGTTGGGTGTTTCCTTAATATCTGCTGTGCTAACGTCCCATATTTGATTCTCATGCCGTTTTCTGTAAGTATTTGTTGAACACCTTTATAACCACCAAGTTTGTTGATAATTTCCATGTTTTTATTCTCTCCTTTAATTTCCTTATACTAAATGTAGAAACATGGAAATTATCAACAAACTTGGTGGTT